TTACGGCTGTAGAGGCTCGTCGTGAGATGGTTCGTGTTGCGTATAATGATTTGTTGAGTAGGCATGTTGTTTGGAGGCGAGCCGATGTGAAGCATGTGCCTATGGATGAGATTATTAGGGCGTATTCCCGTGCTATGATCTGAGATTCTAAGGCACTAAATAAGCCCCACGGTTTTCCGTGGGGCTTATTGTTTAGTAGAATATTCTGCGCATGACGCATGCTATCCAGTGTGAGATGATATGCTGTGAGCGACGTTCGTGTGTCATGCGCCGTTCTATTTCACTGTTATATTCGGACATGTCGTCAGCGTCGGGCGGTTTTTTTTTCACGCTTTTTCTCCTTTACCATCGTCCTTCATTGAGTCGTGCCTGCATGGCTCGCACGCAGTCGGATGTGGGACTAATCATGCCGTCTACTGTAGTGCCCATTCTACGCTGTAATGCTGACACGAAACCGGGGCCAATGTTGCGCGGCATGTCGGTGATGCCCATGGTGTGTGACATGGCGGCTACCATGTCACTGCCACCGGTGCCGAATTGGATGGAGGCGATATGCTCGTTTGCCGGGCATCGAATTTGGCCGGAGATAACACCGTCTGCGGTAGTTCCGAGAATCTGCTGGAGGCGCCGCGTAGTGGCGGGACCCCATGATCCGTCCACGGCGAGATTAGTGCCGGCCGGTGCGGCTGGGCTGTTTTGTGCGCCAACGTATCGCAGATAGCAGTCCCATGGATAATTGTAGTAGGGTCCGACGTTGGTTTCATGTCCTGTTTGATCTCCGGGTCTGCCGTTGGCGCTACGGTTTTCCGAGTAGCTCGCCTGTGCGAGTTGTCCGTTGCCGAGGTATACGGCTACATGGTCTGCAATGTTGAGCAGAATGTCGCCCGGCTGCGGGTTGCCGTTGTTGGGGACGCGCTGCCATCCGTGGGCTGTCAGGTTGGGGAGCATGTTACCAGTGTAGCTTGCTGATCCGGTATTGAAACCGGCCTCACGCAGTGCGAAGATTACGAGTGAGCTGCAATCAGCATCTCCGCCCGGCTTGATGTTCCATCGGTCGGCCTGTGAATAGCCGAGGTTGGCTGTTTCGCACCAATAGCGCATACGATCAATAAAAGCGTTGATGTCAGGCATGATTATTTTCCTTATCGTTGGTGACTTTAAAAAATTCGAGTATTTTACTGCCTTTGATTTCGGGATTGACTTCTGCTAAATTTTCGATAATAGAACTTACTTCAATCATTACAATGAACCCGCATACGAGCGGGATAAGCGGAATATCATATCCTAGGTTAATGTGCTGTGATGCGATTTGCAAAAATGCGGCCAAACCCACTACCATGACGTATGCGAATTTGTGCCACAGTCCGTCGCGCATAATACGTGATGAGATGTTTTTCTGTACAATGGCTTTAACCATTCCTGACACGTAATCGCCAATAATAAGTATGCCGGTGGCGATAAGCCACCATTCGGTTGCGTTGTCCATAATTCCTCCTATTTTCCTAGCATGGAGCCTATGACCATGCTAAAATCTGCTTTAACTTGCGTATCATCGAAGCGTATTCTGCCACGACGATAATCGTTAGCGAGCCTTTGAGCTATCGGGTCGCCGCGTTTAATATACACCATGGTTTCGGACACATGCCGATAGTCTAACGTATATTCCGTTTGCATGCCGCGCTTGATCCTACGCGATATTAAGAAACCCTGATAGTCCTCGTCAAGGTGATACCATATGCCGAACTTGCCGTAATCTTCCGTGTCAAGCGTATACGAATATCCGTCTTCGTTCGAGTCTAGCGGCATGATAAGCGTGCTGCTTTCGTCCCGGAATTTATTATTAATCGCATAGTCGGCATAATCGGCATCATACTGTCTGAGGAATTTGCCGAACCGCGAGCGCTCAACCTTGGCACTGAAACCACCATAGTCGGCTAATTGTATGACGATGAACCCGCCGCCGTACGCTTTAATTTCCTGTCTATCGTGCTGTTGCGCGTCCAGTGAGATATGGAATTTGGCAAAATATGGATTAGCTTTAATAACGGCATTGGATAGGAAGAATAGTCTCACCTTGTCTTTCCACCGATCAACAGTGTTATAAAACTCTTCGAGCGCGGTAACTTCGTTGCTTAAGAACTGCTGATTGTCGGGAAAGACTTCGTCGTAAATAATATTACGCACGTCGGGGTATGGTATTGACTTTTTCCCGCCCGCTTGTGATAGTGCGATGAAATATCCCATAATATGCCATGTTTTAGCATCATCTTTAGTGTAACGGCATTCGGCTTGTGAGCCATTTACTCTAAACTCGTAATCCGGGAACGCTTCGCCAACGTCGGCGAAGAACGTGCCTTTGCTTTTCTGCTCGACGTCGGTGCGCCTTAAATAAATAAACTGCGCACCGTTTTTGATAAAGTCGCGTATGCAAAGTTTTTTAGCACCGTATGTTTTGCCGAGACCGCGAGCGCCGATGATGAACGTCCATGGCGCATTATAGGTGAGCACGTCGTGGAAGTCGTAATAGTCCCCCTCATTAAGGACGTGAGATGCTAGCGGTGTGGTCACGGTACTAGTATATCACGTTACACATAGCGTCGTAGTTCCCACTCGCTCGCCATACCCATTTCACCTGTGGCCTGAAAATAGTTCGGGCCATTCCCCGGCCCGCCGTGGGATAATGTTCGGTCTGTGCCGGTGCCCGTCATGCCCTCAACATGATCATAGTTAGGATTATGGCCGCTCCATGTTAATAGCAAGAGGTCGCCCGGCTTGCTTTTAGCTACCGCTGATTGAGGTGAATCGGTGCCGCTGACGGCGATACGAGTGCCCAATCCAGCCTGTTCGCCAGTCCAACGCCCGACATTTATGCCAGTCACATCCTGATATGCTCGCCACCACAATGCGGAGCAATCCGTATAGCCGGACGCCTCCGGGTCAAGACGGCCCGGCCCTTGCGAATAGGCGTATTTGCCGACACGCGCCGCAACCCAATCGACCACTTTAGCTCCAGCGTCTGCACTGGTATCGCTACCGCTGTCCGTTTGCCCTCCGCTGATAGGCGTGCCGGCTGTGCCGTTATTGGTCCATACTTGTTGCGCTGTTTGGTAGAATTGATATGTTTTACCATTATCATGGAGCACAAGAGTGTCCCCCACAAGCGATATATACCTTTTTTGTGCGGGTGTCGGAGTAATGACACCACCACCACCCGGGTCGCCCCCGGGCGACGGGGCGTCACCCACCTGACCAAAATCAGGGGGCGCACTCTGCCCATCCCAACTCTTAAGCATGGTATAGGCCGTGTCGTACCGGTTACGATACTGTCCGAGCACGCCGTCATTGAGCGCCGTAGAGTGCAGCAGATCAAGACTGGCAGTGCCGCTCGTGGAGCCGAGCACGCGAAACGCTGACACGGGCGACTGGTGGTACATGGTCATGAAGAAAATGCGCTCGCGCATGTTTCCGGCCGGGAAACCATGCGAGTCGCAAACCTGTTGGTAGGCAGTGAAATCATCCTCCCACTGTGCTTGCTGCATGGCATGATTAGGGTCGGTGGCCGCCCATGCGTGCCATGCGGCCGAGTCTGCTTGCGTCACGTAATAGTAGCTCATGTCTTGATCAGCTTCGGCCGCTTGCGCTGCGGTTGTGCTAGCGAAATATTGAGCGTACCCCGCCGAGTCGTTCACCTTACCTCGTAAGATCAGTGACTTGGCGCGGTTACCGTACCATTGCATCATGCCGAGCGTAATCGGGTCGCTGGGATTAATGGCTGTCCAATTATGATTAGACTCAACTTGGCCGATCACGTACATGGCATACATGCTTTGATTTGACATTATGATAATATCCTACTCATGATGCATCTAAATTAATTTGTATCGCGCCTCCCGGCAAAGTTTGGGGAATTGGTCTCATATTTATATATGAATCACCACCGAATTGAAATACTTCTGAAAGCATTACGGCATATCCCCAATTTGTTTTATCGGCGGTACTGTCATTTTTTAAATATATATCGGATGTTTTACCATCGGATTGTACAACTTTCCATAAACTTGCATGGCTGTTTATGTTAGTTTTATTGCCATAACTGTAAATGTTCATTTTCGCATTTACGCCAATAAATTTTATATCTCCATAGATTGACCTAACGTTAATTGTTTCATCTATATCGCCTGTTAAAGTTGCTACTTTTACTGCCTGTTGTGACGGGAGTGTATAAAGTGCTGTATATGGTTTAATCCATTTTGATAAAATGTCTGTATTCTTAGCACTAAAATAATGATTAAAGTCAGAGAATTTATCAATAGCAAAATCCGAGAAAAATGAATTAGCATCCCCAAAATGACCCGAATCAAGTACATTTGACGAAAATATCATAGCTCTATTGGATTTATATAAGGGAGAAGAAATGTCTAAAATATCGTTTGTATTAAGATTAAATAGAATTGACTGAATCGATGGGTCAAGGTCGGCGGGTTCGGCATAAACATTAAGTGCTGAACCTTTTATAATATTTTTACCAGAACTTTCGGCATAAAATCCATTTTGTAATGAATCTAAATACAAATTAGAAAATATTACATTACTCCCCGGAGCTAGACTAAAACCTACAGTTTTCCGGTTTGCTTGATTCCCCCCACCCCACAAATATACGTTTGAAAACATGTTAGTGCCTTGTGTTTTAATTTCTGTAGCACACCCAAATATGCGCATGTTCGAAAATTGTGAATCATAGTTAGTTTTAATTCCCGTAACATTCTTGTAAAAACCGTCGATCTTTACATCGTTTACAAAAGCGGCGTGTGCTTCACTTAAGTCTAGGTGTGTATCAGCCGCTCTCACCAATTCTACCGAACGTATTACCAAGTCATTGCCGACATCTGATTTGATTATTGTATTTGTTTTATTCGCACCGTCCCAAAAACCGCCTTGTATTACTATATGGCGAGACTCGTTGCCGTGAACAACAAGCATCGTATCTATATTAGTATTAGTGAAGAAAAATGCCCCCGGAGAAGCGGTTAGTGAACAATTTATAGTAATGGTATTATTTATCAAATATTTTCCATCAGGGAAATATAAACCTGTTACGTTTTTTGAAAGATTTACTATTTGTTCCGATATGTCGGTTTCTCCCGTATTATCTATACCATAATATAAAACGTTTGTTTTGGGTATATCTGTTATATTGGCTTTTTTATCGATATTCCCTTGCAGTGTTTTATCGGCATCGCCGCGGGCCGTTGCCTCAGCGTCGACATTGGCTTGCAGTGCATTGTACTGTGTATCGACATAGGTCTTATCTGCCTTGCCGACAATATTGTTGGCGTTTTGATTCAACGCGGTGTCAATCTTCGACATGTCTTCGTTGTAATCTTTAAGCGCGGAGATTTTGTCGCTACCGTTATTGCTGTATTGGGTGAGATTGTAATTCGGGGTTTTATTTGCGCTAGGCATGATAATTATTCCTTAATGTTGTGCAGCTTCGAGCTGCATTATTTTGTCTTCAAGTGCTTTCATTTTCAAATCAATAATCTTCATATCATGATTATAGTCATCAATAAGCGACACTTTGTCACCGTTTGCTCCATATTGCGTGAGACCATAATTAGGCGTGTGTTGCATACTGGGCATACTATCAGTCCTTAAACCATAGAATATCGTCACGAGTAATATCACCCGAAACAGTATTAACCTTATTCGTACTATGCAAGTCAAATACGCGCGGATCAACACCGAGTGCGTCGAACTGTGCGGGAGACAATTCGAGATTGTCGAAGTCGGACACGAATAGGCCGTGCGGGCGATCGGCATCATACATATCGTCAAGCGCTCGCTGGAGCGCAACCCGCTGGCCATACACCGACCATACCATGATATTATCGCTGGCCGCGGCTTGCTTGATCATGTCGATAATCTCGTCACGGAGGTTAGCCATATCGAGCAGCATGCCCGCTAACGTATCCTGCATGGTCTGCACATCACCGTCAATAATGGTCATATCACTGTCAACATCCGACTGTACGGACTGGATATGCGCCACAACCTGATTCACATAGTCAAGCAAGGTGAGTGTGTCGCGGTAGTTAAACGGCTGTGTTGAGCCGACCCGCTCGAAAGCCGGTGGCCGTGTCGTGGGCCATAATGTTTCACTTGGTAGCATATGTATAATCCTTTCGGGCTTAGAATCTTATTCCAGTATACATGTCCGGGCCACCATATCGTGGCCATGTCATGCGCGACGGTGTGCCCACTATCCGCATAAACAGCGGGGCCAGCTCCTCTATGATCATCATGTCAATATTAAGCATGGCCGAACGCCATGCGGTGATAAGCTGTGCTCCACTCATGCCCGCATAGCCGTGACTATGGACGGTACCATTACCCGAGTCAGACTGGTGGGTAAAATCAGTGGCATTGCTGCCACTGCTCGAACTGGTCGCAGACTGCGACCCGGTGGTATTCGAGTCGGTATCCGAGTTGGTTTGGTCTGCGTTAGTCGCATACTGGAGAAAATCAGCTAGGCGCGTCTGCGGGAATTCACTGTGTACTGTGGTGGCGCTTGAATGAGTTTTCGTGGTCGTGTCACTAGTCGTATCGTTTTTACCAGTCTGCTCTGCGCTGCTCTTGGCAGACGATTCCGAGGTTTGTGTTTGGTTGGAATCACTATACAAATCTTGGGTAAGCAACGGATCGAACTTGGTTTGCGTGGACACATACAATTGATTATAATAGGGCATGATTTCGTTCATTTTACGACCCAAATTAAACGTAAACATTTGTGGCGTTTCTACGCCTATTTCCCTGAAAATATAGTGTTCGATAATTTTACGGTTAAGCCTATTGCGGTACGCTTCGTCAAAAATAGGGTAGTTGTCGAGATGTAATGAGGCGTCATTATCGTACCCAAGGGCGACGAGGTGGCCCAGTTGTGTCGTATAATCCGCGTGAAACTCGGGCATGGCAAGGTCGCTATACGCTCCGCTACTGTTCATCGTTATCGTCCTTATCTGTACTCAAAACGCCACCGCTCGTCGTGTCCGACCAGTCCACGCCAATATCATGCAATGCGGGCCACAACAGTTTAATCGTATCGCACGCCTGTTGACGGGCTTTCAAAAAACTCAATCTAAAAATGTTGGTTTTTTCCGATCCGGCCGCCACTTCGCCCGTCAGTAGTCGCTCTTTTTTCTCGGTGTTACTATTCTGAATGCCCATGAAACTCATGCACTCATTCCAAATCTGCGCCTTATCTGACAGCAATTTGTCCGACAAATACGGCGTAGTGTTAGGGAACGATTGGAATTGCGAACCCAAGCCGTCGCCATATACGAGTATCGCGGGCACGCCGTCCTGTTTCTGTTTAATCATATTTTCGAGTGTCAGCCGTTGGTTTTCGTCCTCAACAGTGACGATAAGCGGAATAGACATGTTGTCTAAATTCACGTCTAAAGCCCGGTCTACCATAGCGAGCCGTTGCGCATATAACGTAATAATGTCGTTAAATGGTTGCCTGATAAGATTGTCCCAAATCGGCACGCACTCTTTAGATGTTAATGTTTTATAGCTATAATTGTTAGCTACGGGCGTGAACTCTGTCGCATTAAAATACGGGTTAACGTTACCCTGATATGATGCCGACGTGACCATAAAACGGTGCATATCCTTACGAATATCAGGGAAAAACAGCACCATACCCTGCTCCAATAGCATCAGCTCAAGGTATCGCGAGTCAATGCCGTTAGGCAACCCGCGCCACGTAAACCGGGCTACGGCCAGCGACTTGAGTAGCTTGGCGTACATGTCGATACGCGCCGACTGCATGAGCACCGCCCCGTCGCTCATTCCGGCCGTGGGTCGGAATGCCGCCACGGCTTGCTGATATGCGGGATTAGCATTGCGTATCGTGCGTTTAGTGTTTGTGCTAGCCATATTAATACTGTACCCCCGACAGCGGATTATTGTCAGCATAGTCAATAGCACCGATGTCGTCGGGATTATTCCACACCGTTACGCCTTTCTCAAAAATGCCCTTAATGGCTAATTTAAACTCTTCGGGGCATGTGCTTGACCTGATATACAGTTCGTGCATTTTCCAAAACGTGAAATGCTCCATGGTCTGCCATGAGGCTGGTGGCTTTAGAAAACGTTGCACGTAATACCCGTATCGTAGCCAATACTCGCCAATATTGCGCATAGCGGCCGGCATAATTTGACGATATCGGAGCCAAATACGCCACCGATTCGACGCATACAACAGCACGTCGCCGCCCATCTGCCCGGCTACACTAGGCGACATGAGCGCCGTGTCCTGTACTTTGGCATTAATGCCCGCAATAGCGTTAGCGTAGTCGCCGGACGCTACGGCCGTGGCCATGCTCCGGTTCATGTCTGCAAATTGGAGCGATTGTTGATTGCTTAAGCCTGTTTGCTGACTCGCATAACTATTAGATTGTGAGGTTTGCGCGTTAGTCGTGTCAACAGTGTTGCCGAGCTGTGCGGCGCGCGTCTGGTTGCTCTGATTGTACGACGCGTTATTGGTATACGCGCCAATGCCAGCGCCTACGGCGGCCCCGATCGCTCCGCCGATATTGCCGGTAGCGGCATTGCCGAGCACGTTTGCTACGCCGCCGCCAATCGTGTTGAGCTGTTGCATACCGTAGTCGAAGTTGGCTTGATTTTGCGCGATGTCTGTTGATCGTGTCGCGGACTGGTTGCTAATCCCTGCCATGGCGCTACGATTACGATTACTTAAGCCCGTCTGTTGATCAGCGTACCCGGACGATAGCTGCGCTTGCGCGTATGCGTTATTAATGCCCATGGAGGTCTTTTGCTGGCTCCAGTTGGCTGTCTGTCGCTGATAGTCGATGCTATGGGCGTTGGACGCGAGATACATTTGCCCGGCATTATTGACCACAGCGAGCGACGGGTAATCAATGACGCCGACTGTGGAATTCATTTGCTCATCAAGTCCGTTACTATCGGTGCCGTCTCCAGCATTTTCCCCTATCGCGTGGAACGCTGCTCGGGGAGTTGGGGGGCCAAAATATGCATCCTCCCATATCTTCATATCACTACTATTAATATTTTGTGGTTTTAATATCAAGCTATTGCCGTTCATGAGAGTTAATTCGACCCAAGCATAGGGAAATAGTCTGAATTTTTTTAAATTCTTATACCTGTCAGGTATAATAAATCTATTTCTAAAGTTATCATCTTCTATAATAATTTTATTTACATTAAGCCACGTTTGTGAAGCATAATACATTTCTACAGACTTAAGATAATCTTTAGCGAATGGCACAACTTTAGATACCCCGTTACCCTCTTTTAAAAATTGGGGCACTATGATACATTTCTGAATATTTTGCATAACCCACGGGAAATCAGACCCGTTTGCCATAAAAGTATAAAACGCATTTACCGTGGGGAAGTAGTAGGTATCAATGCCGTTGGGTATGTTATTTGATATAGTCCCCCCTGCGACCTGGATATGCGGATTATCTACCGTCCCAGGGTCCTCGTAAAGTCTTACCGTAGAAAAAACCATAACAGCAGCATCGGAGTGGCTTAAATTTTCTCCGTTAGCAATAAACGGCGTAACGCTCTGAGAAGTTATTTGACTTTCTGCACCCGTATCAAGCCCCTCGGGAATGTCGAGATAAATTCGACCGTTTTCATCCATTGCGTTCTCGTTAGCAATGCCAATATGGCCGCGCTCTACATAGCAGTTACCTAATTGCACGTCGAACTGAAACGACTGCACTACATCCAGCATGATGTTAAACTGTGAAACATACAGATTCACCATAGTAATATTTTGGATAAAATAATACCAATAGCGCGGTTGTTCGACTTGCGGGTAATCGTTTTTAACAATAATATAATTATATTGATTCGCTTTATTAAACGGGATATTAAGCTTAACTGGCTGATTAAAACGATGCCCTGACGTATTCGTTACCGTAACGCCGGGAAGCGCATTAAAATAATCATCCTGCGCCTTATGATCATTAAATTTCACAATATCCCTATAGGACATGTCCCACGGTACACTACAAAGTTTAAATGACGTGTTCGGCGGAAAGTACGCCCACGATAATCCGTTATCCTGCTCAGCCATGCTCTTGCTCCTGTCATAAAAATAGGACCCATTACACTATGTAATGAGTCCTATTATACCACTGGGGCGTTATGCGACAGTAGTCTTCGACGCCTGAGCCTTTACAGTGAACAGCGTAGCGGATGCCACGACATCGCCAGCAGTAAGTCCAGTCATGGATCCGTCAACAGCCACATAGGCCACGGCCGGCTTATCGACTGACCATGTGACCAGTGCGGACACGTCGGCTGTCCGACCATCGGTAAGCGTAGCCGTAGCGGTAACGTGACCAACCTTACCGACGCCGAGCGTTGCCGGGGCTGCCACGGTAAGGGCCGTCACGAACCCGGACTGCAAGCCAAGCAGTCCGTCGCCACTCACCGGCACGGCGAGCCGATCAGAAATCTTCTTAACCACTTCAGGCGTCGCCGGGTCAATATACGATACCGTAGCCTCAACGGTAATCGTACTAGCCGTCTCACCGAGCCCCACGCGCAGCACGCCCGTATTCGTGATGGTTGTGAACTGGGTATCAGTGGGGAGCTTAGCACCGGCAATGCTCGCACCGTTTTCGACAATCTTATACGACACGCCAACGTTATTGAGATTCGGGAAGTTCGCAGACGTGGCATTAGCCACGACCTGCACTACGCCACCACGCTTGACGTCGGTCGGCTGCACAGCCGGATTACCGAACTTTTGGAGCGCCACCTGCAAAGTCGGCTCGTCAATAGTAATATCGCCAAGCGCTTTAATGATTTCCATCGATCCGTCACCCTCCCAAAACAGCACAGCCGGAGCAAACGGAGACAACGAAATAGCCTCCTTATGATGCAAGAAATAATTCGTGTTTTGGCTAATCGGGTTCATGCCGCTCGTCGTGGTCAAATACTGATAATCCCACACGTAGAAGAACTGCTTCGTGGTGAGCACTGCCTGCACTTTTTCCAACCCGAACATTTCAGACGGAATATCAAAAATGCGGGCGTTAGCAGCCATGTAGTCAACACCAAACGCTGCGGCCAATGCGTCCACATCCATGGCCGCGTGCACTTCGGGGGTCGTAAAGAGAATCAAATCATCCCTAGACACTACCGATGGCATGTGTGCGGCATTATACTCAGTCCATGGCTTGATAGGGAGCTTATAAATCATGGCGCGCACGTTCTTCAGCAGCTGCCGTGCCGCCGCCTGCGCGTCCGAGTCAAGCGACACGGACGGAACATGCACTTTCCAATATCCGCCCATGTTCGCATACTCGGAAAAAAGGTTACACATCGACAGAAACTCATCGTTATTGTCGGACGTGACGGGCGACTGCATGATTTCCGCATTCAACATCGACAGTCCACTATCAGCGTTTTCAAACGCTTTGCGGACTTGAGACTCATTAATGGTAATCGGATACCAGTTTTCACGATTAACAGTGTGAAAAACGGACTTAATGGGAGCCTTATAGGTGCCGTAAATATCGTCACCAAGATACTCGTTATTCGGGTCGTAGACGTGAGCATTCACCATGCCTACGGCAATTTCCTCTTGAGTAGAGCCGTACTGCATGGCGGCGCGCTTGAATTCAGCCAACGGGTTCAGCCACCGCAGCTTATTAATACTACGGTTGCCGATCTCGTTCACGAGTGCGTCATAAAATTCGTTACGCACGCTCTCATAGCGCATGAGCGTTTGCAGGGTGTCATGCATGGTTGCCTTGGTTGCGGCGGGAATACGCCGCTGGAATTCGGGTGACGCCTCGTCGCGAATAAGATTGATAATATCAGCGTTAGTGCCCTGTACCAGCGGCCTAACCTGTTCGCCATTTTGACTTGTAGCCATGATTGCTCCTATAATTGTGGGTAATTATCCTCTATGAGTATATCACTCGTCGTCGTCGCTAAATAGGTCATCGTATGAGCGCGGCCTATCGTCTGCGGGTTCTTCCGGCTCGGCAACCTCCCCTTGGCCGATACCCATGGCGTCAAGCATGGCTTTGACCTGCGCTACTTCGTCGCGTAGCGCTTGAATCTGCGCCCCGTAATCCTCACCGGCATCAGCGGGCGTATCGTCGCCCTCGTCCGGCTCCGGGTTAATATCGTCGTTCGGCGTGTCGACATGGTCCTGCGGCTTATCGTCGGTCGGCTCGGTAGTGGTGGTGGTTTCTTTACTGTCTGCCATAATTGCTCCTTACATATAGTAGTGGACGTCGGGTGCAATCTCGCTCCCGACGTCCGTGTGGCATGAGAGCCGTTACATCTCGCGTAGCACAGTGGTTATCAGCCCTCAGCCGCGCGGCGAACCCAATCGCTGATTCGCGCGACTCTCACATACAGTCACGAGTGTTAGCTCTGTACCACTATCAGTGTAGCACAATTTGCTGACCATAATCGTCGGTAAACGTGCCACCATGCCGAAACTGCTCCCATGGTATCGGCGCGGAACGCGATACGCCCGCGCACACGAGATTAATACGCCCGTCCTCCGTCTCCCCCTGATAGCATCCAGTATTGAGGATTACCAATCGTTTATATCGTGCTTTAATCTTCCATCGCCCCAGGCGCGTGGGGCTGATATCAATGCCATGCACCTCATCACCCACAACCGCGAACCCATCTGTATTAATGGAGACCACGCGACTATTGGCGCGACATGCCGCGATCAATGTTTGCCGCGCGTACGCATTAACAAACATGGCAATAGGGAGGTAGTGGCGAGAGTTTTTCGGCGTTTCATGCTTAATGGACCACAACAACTCGCCCGACTCGTCATCCCATTGCGGCTCTAACAGACTATCACGCGGCACGGTCCCGAATTTTCCCACAAGCGAGTTGAGCATGAGTTTAGCAATATTGCGCTGCGCGCCCTTACTAGACGATTTGAGCGCATACCAGTGATCCACATAATCAGTAAACATGTCACGCTGCGCCTTGAATTTCCAACCATGCTCATATCGGTACACACTGACATCATAATTATCATAGAGTAATTGCTGATCGATGTCAGTCAATGCCATAGTGATATAGCCGCGCGTTGACGTGACGCTACTCGCCCTATCGCCTGACAGCATGTCCATGACGCCCAAAAATGCGTAGCCGTCACGTTTCATGTCGGCCCGAAACGTCATGACATCAATATGACGCGGCATGTCTTCATCGGTAACATATGCGCCACTATAGGCTACCGGCTTGCCGTAGGGGAGGGGCTTATTACGCAGTTGCGTCGGATACATGCTATTGCAATCATAGTCGACTACGTTTTCATACGTTCCCGGCTTGCACGCAATATAGCCGCCAAGATACCCCGTCCGCATATCATTTTCAGCGTCTTGGTCTATGGCTGGAAAATTCTTGGCGAATTGCGCACCATTTTTCGCATACTCGGCCATGGCAGCACCGCCAATAGTCATGCCGGATATGTTGAGATCGACGCACGATCGAAGCGCGCGAATACCGGCCGCAATCGGCGTATCCCCACCATAGGATTGCTGGAGCTTAAGTGCCGACGTGGTACGGAGGAGGTTACTTAACAAAAACATGCGCGTCGGCACACCCTCGCTATTGCGATATGTGGCGTGATATAATATACGATTCGTACCACATAGGACACTATATGCGTTTTTACGCCCATTGCTCAGCGTGATGCCGTGTGACATCATGGATGCAACCCACGATAATATGGTATCTTCGCTCGTACAATAGATAATATTGGGTTGCGTTGCCGATATCATCATTCGGGTTATTTTCCGCAAATCAAATGTGTCAGTTTTACCGATAATATCCGCTATAATATCCCCGTCAATGATATAATAGTGTTCCAATTTAATGCCTTTTCGCCATTTCAAAAAAGTCTAATATTTGCTTTTTGGCCTTAGCTTTCTGTTTCTCGCTTTCAGAAACAAACTTAAATTTATTATTTTTCGCATATTTGCGTACCGTCTCCCACGACTCATATTCGGGAGAATTGCCGATAAAATTACGAACAGCTTTCCCAAACGACGTATTATCCATAAGCCATCGCACTTGCTTATTAGTGAGCCGCGAGAATTGGTGCGCCACGTCTTTGCCAAGAGCGCCCTTGAGCTGTGCTTGACGCAGAAAACGCAAATATTGTAACTGTGTTTTCTTCTGCTTGACACGTTTCTTATTCCGATCTCTTTTAGCTTTTTTATACGACTTATCGAGTTCGTCACGCTGTCGCTCACTCGGAGACTTCACACGCTGAGCGGCGTCTTTAAGCTCTTTTTTGAGCGTCTCTGCGGGCATCCCCTTAACAAAATCAGGATTATTAAGCACGTTTACCGTATTCAGCATGTCGCGTAATTCCCGACTACCGCTCAGCGCGTGATTCATCACATTAGGGTTCGGCGCGTCAAGACCATGCCGTTCCCGCCATTGCTGTTGCTCTACCGTCCGACTCTGCCGCAAAGCGTTATATTCCCTCGCGCGCCCCAACTTTTCTCGCGCCGCAACTCGACGCCGCTGCTGCTGTCGCAACGTTTTTCGCCTCTTGGCAGGGGCGCTAGCGATTTCAGCATCCGAGATGAGCGGCCGAGACGCCATATCTTGGTCAAGTTTCGACACATGCACGACCGGCACATTATAATAATCCTCTTGCGCCGCCTGTACTATCTGAGCTTTTCGCGCTTCTTGTTTTGCTCCGTATAGTTGAGCCGCTTGGCGTAGTTGCGGCACGGTAAGCCTATCAATCTTACTCGGATCAACTTGATTCAATGATGTAATATTTCGTTGCGCTTCACTCTTATGCGCCTGTGCGCTTAGTGTCGCTATACGCTGTTTTCGTGCCCTACGCTCAGCTCGTGACGCCATATAATTCCCCCGCCCGTCTACATGGATAAGACAATGGGGCCGCATCGCATTAACGGTATACGACACGACCCCACTGGGTTAGGTGATGGCTAGCAAGGAAACCTGCCAACCATCACCAATTATAACACACTAATCAAGGACAAGCGTCTTCAGTGTGTTCTTCGATGCCAACGTGGTCGCCTTGACATGCACGGTCAACGGCTCAGGCCAATTCGCGCCGAACGCTGTCACAAGATTATACGCCGACCGAGCGATGCCAGTCGACTGGGAATAATACCCCGTGCCATCAGCTCCCACCAGCGTCGTACCAATGCACGGGACTTCCTCGCCGGTATTGCGGTCAATTCGGACACTATGAGTCTGAGCCACGCCAGTAATCTTAATCGGCTTATCCTTCATATCATCCAAAGACTGAGCATTATTCACCGCGTTAAACACCGCCTTACGCTCCTCAAACGTCTTCGGATTCAGCGTATTCACCAACTGAGACACGACGCGATTCTCAGTTTCCTCAATTTCTCCAGTGGTTGCATTCACGGTAGCAATTTCGTTAGCCATAATATTCACCTATACCTATCTATTTGTTTGTTTATTATTCTTCTACTTCGGACGATGCTTCAGTTACGCGCTTAGGCACATATTCCTCATCATCGCCAAATTTTGCCATGCCGTAAAAATCTTTCTCAGACATTTCAGCACGCTGCTTATGCCACGAAAACTCGCGGGGAAGAAAGTCGGGCCATTCTCGGCGCGCCTTACGCTTCAAATATTCCACGTCCTCATGTTTCCCATCAATGACGTGTTCCTGTTCGAGCATATCACCATCCGGCGTCATTTCCACGCCCTTAGCCACCACATAGTAGTGAGTACGGACTACCGCGCCGCCCTTAATTTTTTCTGCCATAATATTCACCTATCCTTAAATTGTTTATCAGTGTTCAAGTCGAACACCCATGAATCAGTATACATAGTAGTATCAAGTTTGTCAAAACTCAGGAAACACCGTGAAACCATGTAATCACATTCGGGGTGATCGGGGAACAATTGTTGCACGTCAAAAGCGTCACCCTGAACAAGATGGACTAATGCCATCCAGCCTATCATAAACGGCCGATATATCGTCCCGGTTATCTCCTCGACATCTAAAGCACTATCAAGCACCTCGAGCCGCGTAGGATGCTCCGACAAACTAGCGCAAATATGAGCCATTTCCACCACGCTATCACGAATAGCAATCTGAGGGCCGGCGTGCGAGTACAGTTCATCGAGCATCATGCAACCACGGCAAAACAACTCCCACGGCATCCCTTTACGAATATTACGCACATGTAAACGCCTCATATTACCCCTAAACAACATGGCAATACGCTTAGCGCCATGCACTGGATCATCGTCAAAAACATGACGGTCACGAACCGGTATATACAATTGCTCATTATAGCGTTTCACGATCTTACGACGATTATGCCACGGTTGCGACACAACACACCACCTTTCCTAAAAATTAGGGACATCATACACGTTCTCCAAGAGACGCGCATCATCCTCATCCACATTCTCCACACCATCCGCGAAACCATCTTGATAGCCACGAGCATAGTCGCCACGATAACACTTTGGCACATCGTACAAATCGGGACCCTCAGGTCTACCCTCCTGACAGGTTTTCAAATCAAGCCAACCACGATAATACCCCTCAGAAAAATAATGCTCAGCACCATCAGGATTATATCGAGTAAACCTATCAGTACACCAAGCGCGAAGAAACTCTAGCATTATATATTGCTCCCTATATATTCAACACCAACAGCAAACGCAATACAACACAGTAACGTAAGAAAACCCAGCATATCAATCACCATACCTTTAACGACAAATCATTATACTTCACAACCATGAGCACAAAATTCGCAACAATATTAACATCCGTCTGAGTAGCCGAACCAACAGCCCTCGGCTGATACACAACATTACCGTTATCATACAAAGTCAACTCACCAACAACCCGCTGGACATCACGACTCTTCACAAAATGAGACAGACTAAAAGACGTATAATTGACATTCGTATTAGTAACGCCATGATCAGTCTTAACAATTTCAACATGACCAATATAAGCAAGCCCACAAAAATCCATCATAACCACCTCTTTCAATCGCCATCACTACTCAACATCCGAAACCACATGAGCATAAATATCAATAGAAATAATTTCAGAAGAACTCGAATAATTATTATCAATAATATTCGACAAAATACCCATGGTAATAGGTGTATCAAACTCAAAAACGATAACAGACTCCTTAGTCTCAATATCAACACTATACACTTTATGCATCATAACCACCTAACCTAACTAACCAAAACGTTGCACCTTGCAACCACAACAAATATACCACACCACAACACAAAACACAAAAACACAAGCGCTCCCAGCGTGTCGCAAACACAAAACAATATAACACAAAAAAAACAAAAAAAACAAGACGTGAAATAAAACAACACAAATCAGAT